CTACGATAACCGCGCATTCAACATGGCTACCTGTTCGTCGTTCATGTCATCAATCCACATACCGTAAATTTCATACACCATCTGCGCAGTTTCATGCCCCATCTGGCTGGCTATAAATGCCGGGTTCGCTCCTGCCGTCAACAGCCAACAGGCAAAAGTATGTCGCGTATGGTACGGATTACGGCGGCGAATACCAGCACGTTTTACTGCTGCATTCCATCTCGCCCCCAAACTGCTTACCGAGTAATAAGGTTTTTGTTTTCCGTTACACATCCTGGGCATGAAAACAAAATGCAGTTTTTGCTTTTCGGTTCTGCCATACTCCCGATGATAAAAGGTGATTTCGCTTTTGCGATAATGTCCGGTCAGTTTGTATTGCTCCTTCAGTGCTTCAAGAGCAGGCTGCAGTAATGTTACCGTTCGGATCCCGGCATTTGTTTTTGGAGGACCGAACATATCAAGTATCGTCAGGTTTCTTCTGACATTCACAATTCCCTTCTCGAAATCCACATCCTCCCACGCCAGGGCTGCCAGTTCCCCGTGACGAAGCCCGGAGTAAACAGCAAATTTCCACAAGTTTTGACTCTGTCCTTTTTCTCTTTCCATTAATGCATTGAATTCTGTTTTAGATAACGGATCAGGCTTTATTCTGTTTCGCTGTAATTTTTTTACTCCTTCAAATGGTTTGGTTGATATAAATCCCGACTGATACGCAAAACGTAACAACGAACATAGCAGGGCGATATAGTTATCAACTGTGCGCACGGTTCTTCCTTTTTTGTTGACTCTTGGATTATCCTGGTAAAGCGTTTCTCCATGCAGCAGTTCATTTCGGTAGCTTAAGATATCGCTATAACGAATATGTGATATTGGGGTACTCTCGCAAATGATTATCCTGAGGGTTTTTAATTGTGATTTTGTTTTCTTCATTGTGTTTGTTGTTAACTATGTTTCTTTAATTTTTGTCCAGATATCACAAAGCTCTCCGAATGTTTTTATGACCCTCGTTGTCACCATTTTTGCCCCGGTGTTGGACTGGGGAAAACGTCTTAAATACTCGAACTCGCCGGAATTTATTTCGTGAACTATCAATGCTCTTAAACTCCCGGCCTTTTTAATGTTACTGTTAGTAACCTCCCAGCCTTTCAATGTTTCCCGACATCGTTTCCCTCGAAACATGAACCAGATGCGAATGTATTTACCTCGAATCTCGACACCTGTTGGTAATTTAGACATATTATGAGTCTTTGATAAACTGATTTATCTTCGGATAGTTGTACCAGATAATCCCTCGCTTGCTGTCTGGCTTACCTAAAGGAGATACTCGTTTGAAGTGGAGGCCTTCCACCCAACAGTTCTGGCGATATGCTTCAATTTGTCTGGCCCCCAGACCAGTACGAAGCATCAGACCGTATTCAACCATCCACTCTTCATTAAAGATCACTTGTGCCATCGCATCACCTCTGGCGGGCGACAATATTAGACAGAAATTGACGCCCGGCGTTGATTATTAATAATCAGCTATGAAGTTTTAATTTGAATACAATGCAACTTACCAGGACTGAAGTTTCTCGCAATTAAAATTCATCAGTTTTACTTTTTGCTCTCTGGAAACGCCTGCTTCTTTTTTCCCTGAGAGCATTTTTTCGCATTCTGATTTCGTTAGTTTAGATTTTGAATATCTTGTCCAGTTAGTAGGAGTACCACCTTCCTTTTCAATTGTGGCGGTAATTTTATACATAGATGCCTCCATTAATATTTTCAGCGGTTCGTTTATTCCATCTTTCGAGGGCTTCTTTCTCACTTCCACCATAGCCAGTTCGGGATTCGCAGCCGTTGCATTTTGCCCGGTAATACCCTGAAATGGCTTTCACTGTTACAGATGGACAACCACAAAACGGACATGGCTTAACTTTTTCATATCGCATTGTCTTTTCTCTCATAAATATATAATTTTGCGATGGCGGCGAGGCTACACCGCCATGGTAAATATCAGGAGCCGATATATTCTGGTTTCAGGTCTGTCAGTGTCGTTTTATACGCCTCATATAATTCTCCTAAATGTGGTCGTACAGCATTCAGCGTGTTTTCCAGAGCCGTAAATTTTTGTTCTGCTTCTGGATCACCTGATGAAGGCAGGTCATTTATCATCTTCTCAATACGGGCAATAGCATTAAGACGGTGATGACGCTGAACCACTTTTCCTTTAAGTTCTGTGTAGAGAGCACCAAGTGTATTTTTATGAGCTTCTACTTCCTGGCGAAGTGCCGTTGTTTCTTCGGTGCTTTGTGCTTGCTCAATACGTTCACGGAAAGCATCGATCCAGTTTTCCCCGGCATCCTGCTCAATAATTGTTGTTTCACGTTCCGCACGGCAGGCGGATGTGTTTTTATGTTCCTGAACCGGATTAATGATTTTTTCCTGTGGTTCGTCCAGTTCGTCCCGGGTGTACACTCCAAGAATCACTTCAGGGCAATAAAGGCGTGCCCAGCGTTTTAGTGCCAGATAGGCAAGTTGCTGGCGAGGATCATCGGCCCATAACGTTGAGTTACGTGTTCTGGCCTGCGCCAGAAGTAACTCAAGTACGCGTGGTTTGCTCTCTCCACGTAGCGTTGCCTGGACACGAACTCCGATCCCGTTTTCATCGGCCAGCTTCCATCCAGGTACGCGATATTCTTTCCCTTTATCGTTCTTCCTGATTTCAAATTTCCCGATAATTTTTTCCCACGGTCCGAACCAGTCATATTCAATACGCCCGGTTAGCGGTCCACGGGTACTGATTACGGCATTAACCAGTTGCGCTTCATATCCGAGCACACCATTCACAACGAAAGTTTTCTGAGCTACTGCGTAAGGGTTCATTTGCCACTGCATCGCCTGCATGGTGATGGCCATACAGTCTGATGGATTTCCCCGGAGGTGTTCCGGTACAGTAGCCATGCCGGAAGCCATTACCTGAGAAAATGTCTGAATTGCAGCCAGGGACTGAGGGCTGAAAACCGCAACGTTAGAGTTAATATTTTCTTGTTGAGTTAATTCGTTCATTGTGTCCTTCCTCAGATGCTCAGTGCTTCAAGACGACGAAGATCAAAGTCGTTTAATTCGTCGGTATAACTTTCGGTAATTGGTGCTGGCCAGTTGTTTGTCTCCAGAGCTTCGTTTATCTGGCGTAGCGTCCGGCGATACTCCTGGCGACCAAGTTCAAGGAGTTCCTGCGAAGCTTCCACAACTGCCACCCAGTGATAGCCAGCATCCTTATTGACGAAGACCCAGAAAAATTTATCCAGGTTTGCCACATCGCAGTACATTGCGGCGCTCAGGTGATAATCACGTTCAATAATTTCACGGTGTAAGCGATCTTTTAGTCGTTCTTGCCGCACATAACCGAAGCTTACTGATTTCACGTCGGCGCAGATGCTTTCGTATGGCAGTCGGATTTCGATATCAGGGCGGACCCTGATTTCCAGCCCGGTTTCTTCATCAAACCCGAAATAGCTGATTTCAGATTTGCGATCCGGGTGGTTGAGTAGTCTTGCAGCGTCAGTATTGTTTTGCAGTGCCGCGTGAATATTTTTTGCCTGTTCATACATATCTGGACTGATAAACGTTTTTCCTGCATTTTCTTCTTGCTGGCGTTTTTGCCAGTCCTCCAGTGTTACCAGTTCCGGGCGAATTTTCCGGGCGATTTCGGTTAATTGCTCTTTTGTACCACTGATGTTGTAAGGCAAAGATTTAGCCCGTTCTTTTTTTGCCAGTTCTGGATCTACAGTTTCAATTTGCTCCAGAAGTTGCTCCCGTGTTCCACTGGTTTTCAGTAGAGAGGGGAGGCTTGCGTTGTATTCTTTAATACAGGCTTTCATTGCTGATGCAGTGTGTTTTTCTCCTTCTGGAATACGCCGGAATTCCTCCGGGAGCGAGCCGTAAAGAATGCCTGTTTCTTCGGCTCCAGCACTTACCGACAGTGGCTGAATAAGAGTGCTGTTGTAGTTTTCGATCCACTCTTTTATCTGCTCTGGCGTCATCAGTGCTGGCAAACTGGCATTGTGTTTTTTAATAATGGCGATCAGTTCTTGAGAAGTGGCAACCACATCTTCAGGAACCGGTACCGGAATGGCATATTCATCAGAGAATTTATCCGTTTCCAGAACATAGCTGTGAATGATCCGCCCACGTAGCAATGCATCACTTTCTTCACACGGAATAGTTCCGGCAATGTGCCGCCCGTGGTAATACATCAAACTGATACGGGCATCCTTCAGCATCGTGCTGCTTATTCCGTTGGCGGCGTGATAAACCTCGTTCGGGAGGTTTTCATAGCGACCAGGCTCGAAATATGACGGCCACATGATTTCAGTTGCTACAGGAGCTGACGCTTCACCAGTTTCATCACTGCAATTGTGATGCGGATGGTTGCCAGTGTTTTCCTTGTGCGGATGTTTATCGTCTTCCATTTTCTCCGAATCTTTTTCCTGAGATTCATCCATATTTTCTTCATTAAAGGTTTCCTGATACGTTGCGTCTCCCATCACTGCACCACAGTCAGGGCAGCTATTTCCTCCAGCCTGACCGCAGGCGGTGCAAACTTTCTCCGTTTCCTGTTGTTGCACTACTGGCTCAGACTGTTTCGTTTCTGGCTCGTTTTGTTGCGTATTTGGGCTGTTCTGTTCAGCTTTCTGGTCGTTTTGTTCCGTTTCTGGCTGATGCTGGTACACAGAATCGCGAGTCTGGATCCCCTTAACCCATTTCGGATCATTCGGGTCGCTAATCCCTTCAACAAATTCTCCGCGATAGGCAGCCAGTAATTTGTCTGCATCGACAGGATTTTGGGGCGGAATGTTTTTCCGGGCTTCATGGAGTTCTGCCCTCAGTTCCTGATATTTCGCATCAACAGAATTTACCTGTGGCTGAGCATCCATCGACTGCGTGTTCTGATGATGTTCAGTTGTATCCGGTTCCACTGTTTCAGGCGTTGCCTGTTCATTTGCCATTGCGCCAGATGGTTGTGGTTTTTCTTCACCTTGTTTTCCTTCTTCTGTATCACGCTGTGGCATTGGGGCTGAGGAACGGCCGCAAGCAATATCCACGATTTCCTGATCAGGATTGGCGTGATTGGTTTCAATCAGCACCTTGTTCAGATATTCAGTGACGTGCGCGTGAATAACCTCAATACCGATAGGTGCTTCTTTCACGGATGCAACCACGATGGCGCGGGAATAATCCAATCCCCCAGGCATAGCAGTGAATATGTCACGGAAAACAGAAAAGGGCGGCTTATTCTCTGCGATGATTTCATCAATACGTTTAGCGTGTGCCGGATGAAGGTTATAAATATCAACATCCATTGAACGGGCCAGAATGCCAGTCGCAACATCGCGTGCCAGCGAAGCCTGATCGTGGACGAAATCTTCACCGCGATCGGTGAGGTTCCCGCCGCCAGCATTAGCACCGGAGGGCGTACGGGTGATGCGTGAAACACGATTTCCTTTCATCCACTCTTTTGTCAGCAGACCACGATCGGTGTAGTCGGCGCCCAGGTATGCTTCGAAAAAAGCGGTTATCAGTCCCAGATCTGAATTACCAGGATTAGGGAAAACTTTGTCAGTGTCACGAACCAGTTTGTGGAGATCGCGAATCTCCAGCGGTTCGAGTTGCGCTGCTTTATTTGAGATGGCCAGCGCTGTAACTGCGGGGAGTTTTTCATCCTGTGCGTTATGTAATGCGCGCAGTTCTTCCCGTGAAACGTGCGTTATCGGTTTTTCGCTGCTGTGCTGTGCCAGCCAGCGAACAGGCAGAATCTGACTTGAAATCAGGCGAGCAATATCTTAATGAGCTGATCACCAACATAGAGTTTGCTGCAAGGGCACCAGTTGAAGTCGTGAGAGCGATGGCAGCAGAGCTACAGAAGCGGCGCGAAGCTGATAGTGCAGAACCTGTAAGCCAAACTTACAAGTTGCCAGTTAATACACCTTGCCAAGATGCGCCAGCCCATATCTGGCTGCAAACGGCTGGAGTATGGCCAGAAGATAGCGAGTTAAGCGAATTAACGTGGTGCAGCCACAATCAGCACAGTGATGACACGCTATATGTTCGAGCTGACCTTGTGAATGGCAACTCTCCGGTAACTTCGGGCGGTTGGATAAGCTGTAGTGAGCGAATGCCAGGTGATGGTCAGCACGTAATTATTTTATGTGATGGCGCATTCGTTCTTCATGCGCAATATCGAGACAGTGAGTTTTTCGATATTGTCCGCAATGGTAATGAATTTTTTGAAACACAGAGCCGCAATGTAACCGACTGGATGCCGCTACCAGAACCACGAAGGAGGTGAATCGATGACCTGGCCTGAGGCATTCACCACGGTAGGAATTGCGATGGCGGTGGCGCTGGTGGTGTATTCGATTTGCCGCTGGGGCTAAAGCATTTTAAGACGCCTTGCTCATAAAGGCGGGGCAAGGCGTGCATAGGGTATGTTTAGTTAAACATTGATATAACCAAATCTTATTTTCTGTTGCTGCGATGAGAAGGCGGGCACATATTTATCATGCAGGTGCTCGTCTGATGTGGGAGGTTATCGTGCTGGCACTGAAATGCGCGCTGGCTATTGCGGCTGTAATGGCAATTTATTGTCTTGTTATTGTTCTTATGGATCACCTTTCTGATTGATTTCATATTGGCGAGGGAGCGGGAGTTAAGTAGAATTGCTGCGGGTGCTTGAGGCTATCTGTCTCAGGCATGAACACCAACGGCAGATAGAGAAAAGCCCCAGTTAACATTACGCGTCCTGCAAGACGCTTAACATTAATCTGAGGCCCAATCTATGTCTCACAAATGTAGGTTAGCCTCTTACGTGCCGAAAGGCAAGGAGAAGCAGGCTATGAAGCAGCAAAAGGCGATGTTAATCGCCCTGATCGTCATCTGTTTAACCGTCATAGTGACGGCACTGGTAACGAGGAAAGACCTCTGCGAGGTACGAATCCGAACCGGCCAGACGGAGGTCGCTGTCTTCACAGCTTACGAACCTGAGGAGTAAGAGACCTGGCGAGGGAGAAATCCCTCGCCACCTCTGATGTGTCAGGCATCCTCAACGCACCCGCACCTAACCCGCTTCGGCGGGTTTTTTATTGTCTGTCGAATACGAAGGATGAAAGATGATCACATATTTGATTATATGCGCGGCAATAAATAAAAGTCATTGCACCTGCACATTAAATAATCAAATATACAACATGAAATAAATATTCTGTGTATATATATTTTTGCCTCCAGGTAGATATAAACCTCTTTCCTTAGAGACTTGGAGGCATCGTGAAAAAATCACAGAAATCTTTTGGCGCTAAATTTGCAGTCATACGTTGTGATGATCTGTCAGTTATTGTTGAAATGGATTATTTCCCTGATACACAAAAAGCAATGATGTATCGGAATGGTCGCAAGGCAATTTTTTTACCGATGAGGAATAGTGATATTATGGGAAATGATAAATTGCCAGATGAGTTGCGAGTCAGGGCATCCTGTTAGTATTGGCATTGATTCTGGTATACTACACAACGGGCTGAACACCCATTCTACTGCGCCAGCGGAGAACTACGATGGCGCATATACAACTGGTTAAACAAACATCTTCCGGCTTACTGCTCCCGGCGACACCGGAGAGTTGCGATTTTCTGCATCAAATCAAAATAGGCGAGTGGATACATGCTGATTTTAAGCGTGTGCGTAACTATGCATTTCACAAGCGTTTTTTCAAACTTCTGCAACTTGGATTCGATTACTGGACTCCGAGCGGTGGGGCGATCACACCTCGCGAACGAGAAATGGTGTTCGGCTTCGTTGATTACCTGTGTGAATCAGTAGGCAGGGAACATACGCCAGCTCTGAGTGATGCCGCGGAACAATATCTGAATACCGTTGCGACACGCAGAACCCAGGATATGGCATTGCTCAAATCATTTGACGCTTTCCGCGAGTGGGTGACCATTCAGGCCGGCTTCTACACCGAGCATTTTTATCCAGACGGTAGCCGCGGGCGTCGGGCGAAGTCCATTGCTTTTGCGAATATGGACGAAACTGAATTTCAACAGGTTTATAAAGCCGTACTTAACGTCCTGTGGAACTGGATCCTGTTCCGTAAATTCTCCTCTCTGGAGGAAGTCGAAAATGTGGCCGCGCAGCTGCTGGAGTTTGCGTAATGGTGGATTTACGTAAAGCGGCAAAAGGTCAGATGTGTACAGTCAGAATTCCTGGCTACTGCAATCACAATCCCGAAACATCCGTGCGGCGCATTACCGACTGGCGGGAACGTGCGGAACAGCGATAAAGCCACACGATATGCAGGCAGCGATTGCCTGTAGCTCGTGCCACGATTTAATCGACGGGCGGGTAAAAACCAGTGATTACACCAAAGAAGAATTGCGCCTGATGCATGCAGAAGGTGTTTTTCGCACACAAGAAATCTGGAGAAAGGAAGGTTATTTATGATTTACCCAACAAATACAGGCAAAAGCGGGGAACACCTTCGTCTCACCACGCTGGAAAGTGTCTGGATTCAGGGAAAACTGCGCATGTGGGGGCGCTGGTCGTATATTGGCGGCGGTAAGATGGGAAATATGTTTAACCAGTTGCTGGCATCCAAAAAATTGACGAAAACAGCCGTCAATGAAGCCCTGCGCAGGATGAAAAAAGCGGGAATAGAGAAGCCGGAGCTGGAAGCATTTTTACGTGAGATGATCAACGGGAAGCAAAAGAGCTGGCTGGCGCATTGTACTGATGCAGAGGCGTTATGTATTGATCGGGTTATAAGTGAGGTGCTGACAGAACATCCGGGATTGATTAGCGTCCTTCGACAACGGTATGAGGGACGGGGGATGAGTAAGCTGAAAATGGCACAACAGTTAAATGAGTATCGCCCTGGCTGGAGCTTGAAAACTTGCAGAAATCGCATTGACGCATGGTTGAGTGTTGCTGAGCACATTCTGTATATACCAATGAAATTAGCGTTATGCGGAGAAAGCCAATAAAAAAGTTATTGCATTTTTGCCAATAAACTGATTCAATTCAGCTACGCTTCGCAAAGCTGTATCGCGAGGCGAACCAAGTGCAATTGAACTTTAATAGAACCCGCCACCGAGCGGGTTTTGTTGTTTCTGACGGATAGAAAAATGAAATAGCTAAATAAAAAGAATTCATTGGATGCCATATTTTGGCAACGTGACGACAGCGTTAATCTGGTCGGGCTCCCATGGCGACGTAGTGAAGGAGAGGAAGCGTAAAGCATCACTGAGTTACGGTTGGCACCCGGTTTAACGCGTAAGTAGCCTGATAAAGAGATAGTGCACCGCGGCACTAACAGCGGCAACGATTAACTGACCTCGGCATTTGCCGGGGTTTTTTATTTAAGGCCGCAGACAGGCCCATTTAGTGCAACGCCTTTCCCCGTTTCCGCTCCCGGAATATTCGGGGATTTTTTATTCCCTCAATTTGCACCCGCGATATGTGCGAGGTGAGAGATGATGAAATGCCTCATAACCCAAATACCTGGCCGGACTGGCTGAAGTTGTTTCAGAGCTGGTGGCGTGGAGATACACCGCTGGGTGCAGTGATTATGTCGATCGTTATGGCTGGTTTGCGCATCGCCTATTTTGGCGGTGGTGGGGGCTGGAAACGAAAAACGCTTGAGATTTTGCTCTGTGGTGCTCTGACGTTGACTTTTGCATCCGCGCTTGAGTATGTCGGATGGCCTAAATCACTTTCTGTTGCCATTGGTGGTGGGGTGGGGCTGATTGGTGTTGATGCTATTCGTGGTGCGGCAATGAGGGTCATCGGTAACAAGTTTGGTGCCCATAAGGAGTAATTAATGCAGACACTGAATTCCCAGCGTAAAGCTTTCCTTGATATGGTGGCATGGTCAGAAGGAACGGATAACGGACGGCAGAAAACCAGAAATCACGGTTATGATGTTATTGTCGGTGGCGAACTGTTCACTGATTACTCCGATCACCCCCGCAAACTTGTCACGCTAAATCCGAAACTCAAATCAACAGCCGCCGGACGTTACCAGCTTCTTTCACGCTGGTGGGATGCCTACCGCAAGCAACTTGGCCTGAAAGATTTTTCTCCAGAAAGTCAGGATGCTGTAGCGCTGCAGCAGATTAAAGAGCGTGGCGCATTACCGATGATTGACCGCGGCGATATTCGTCAGGCAATCGACCGTTGCAGCAATATCTGGGCTTCGTTGCCGGGCGCTGGTTACGGTCAGTATGAACATAGAATCGGTGACCTGATTGCCCGATTTAAAGAAGCTGGTGGGGTGGTAAATGAAGCTGAGATATAAGCTGGTTATTGTTGCCTTCTTTGTTACCGTCATCGGTTCTTTTATCTGGTATGCCGGGCATTACTACAGCAAATATCAACACGAAAAGGAGCGCGCTGATGAGGCTGTACGAAATGCTGAATCAGCAACAGCCATTACCCGTAACGTCCTGCAATCACTGCAAATCATCAACACAGTTATAGAGGCTAACCAGCATGCAAAACAGCAGATCGCACTGGAGTCACAGAGAATCCAGAAAGATATCAAAGTGGCTGTTGCGGATGATGATTGCGCTGTTCGTATCGTTCCTTCTGGCGCAGTTAAGCGGTTGCACGAATACGCGAACGGTATACGTGTCGGTGCCGGTGGTTCCGTTACCAGCCAGTCTGACGGCTGAAACACCCCAGCCAGATTTACCCGACCCGTTTACGTGGGGGGCAAGCCTTAACCTGAATGTTGCATTGTTGTCAGCGTTAGCACAGTGCAACAGGGATAAGGCTGATATCAGGACTTTTGAGAAAAACAGGGCAGCACAAACCAATGGCACGATTAAACGTTGAAGTTATCCCACCAGACAGCGAAACGATGAACGGGATTTTTTGCAGTGATTGAATGTAAATATGCGCATTAGCCGATGACGCCAAAAGTTATCGATGAAATGCAACGCGAAGCAGCGCGTCTTGTACGGCGAGCGACAAATACAAAGGTTACGTTCGTTCTGGACTGACATTACAGAAGCTCCTTTGATAGGGGGCTTCGATAATGTCAAAGCTCGTTATCTGCACCCGCCGCGCACCCTGCGCACTGGCCGATAGCGGGCTTTTTTATTAATAAAGCGAGGCTGTATGAGCGAGAAATTGAAGATCGTCTATCGCCCGTTACAAGAGCTGTCTCTGTATGCACACAATGCCAGGACACACAGCCCTGAGCAGGTGACGCAACTGGTAGAAAGCATTAAGCAATTTGGCTGGACTAATCCGGTGCTGATTGATGAAAAGGGCGAAGTTATTGCGGGTCACGGTCGCGTTATGGCGGCTGAAGTGCTCAAAATGGATTTCGTTCCGGTCATCGTTCTGTCTGGTCTGACGGATGATCAGAAAAAGGCGTACCGTCTGGCAGATAATCGCCTGCCGATGAATGCTGGCTGGGATGAAGATCTGTTACGGATGGAGCTGTCGGACCTAATTAATGCTGATTTTGATGTCTCCCTGACAGGCTTCAGCCCGACAGAAATTGATGAACTGTTGACGGATATTTTGCCTGGTACAGGAAATGAGGAGGAGCCGTATACGACGAAAATTGATACGCCTGTTTATGAGCCGTCAGGCGATAAACCGGATATCTGTGAACTGTACGACGATACGAAAACTCAGGAGCTGATCAGCCGGATACGTTCGGTGTCCCTTGATCCTGATATTGAGAAATTCCTTCTGTGCGCGGCAGAACGTCACACGGTGTTTAATTTCAGCAGAATCGCGGACTATTACGCTCACGCCCCCGCTGAAATTCAGAGCTTTTTTGAGGAATCGGCTCTGGTGATCATTGATTATCAGCAGGCAATTGAAAATGGGTTTGTCAGGATGACGCAGCGCATGGTGGAGATCATGCATGGCGAGGAGGAGTAATATGCGTGATGATTTTTGCGCCTTTATTCTGACTCACGGGCGACCGGACAAAGTTCTGACTTACCGGACGTTGCGTCGTGCTGGCTATACCGGGAAAATTTTTATCGTTGTTGATGATGAAGATAAAACCCGGCATCAGTACGTAGCAGAATTTGGTGAACAGGTGCTGGTGTTTTCCAAAGCCGATATCGCCAGTCGTTTTGACGAAGCCGACAACTTTGGCGATCGACGTTCAATCTTTTATGCCAGGAATGCCTGTCTGGGCCTGGCAAAAAAGGTTGGGTGTAAATACTACATCCAGCTTGATGACGACTATCACGAGTTTCAGTTTCGGGTAGATCGCAACTATGACCAGGCTTATTTTCCGATAAGGAAACTGGACTCGATCCTTTCTGAAATGCTGGCGTATTACGAATCAATTCCTGCGCTTTCCATCGCTATGGCGCAGGGGGGGGACTTTCTTGGTGATAATGGTGGTCATTCTGCATGGGTGAAACGCAAAGCAATGAACAGCTTTATTTGTTCTGTTGACCGACCATTCTCATTTATGGGGCGTATTAACGAGGATGTGAATACATACACGAATCTCGGTCGTCGTGGTGAATTGTTTTTGACGATTGGCGCTGTCCAGTTAGGGCAGAAGCAAACGCAGAAAAACAGCGGCGGAATGACCGAACTGTATCTGGATTCCGGCACCTACGTTAAAAGTTTTTACTCCGTCATGTATGCGCCGTCGTGCGTAAAAATCTCACTGATGGGCGCCAGCCATAAACGCATTCACCATCAGGTCACCTGGAACAACGCTGCAGTAAAAATCCTTCACGAAAAATACAGGAAGAAGACACCCTGCATATCAATGGGGGTGATAAATGATTCCGTATTCGAAAGTCGAGTCTCTGGCAGCGTGCCGGATGACTGCACAACAAATCGCTGACGTTCTGGATGTTGATCTGAACAGACTGAAAGAAAATCGGGAAGCAATGACAAATTTTTATGCGTCCATCCGTAAGGGCAGAGCGAAAGGTGAAGCCGAGCTACGGGCGGCATTGTTTAAGCTTGCCAGAAAAGGGGATGCCTTTGCTCTGCGTGCATTACTCAGGGTGGATAAAAATCAGGACTAACTGATGAGCAGACCGGACTGGGGGGCGTTGCAGCAGGAATATATTGCTGAATACACCCGCTCCGGTGTATCTCCGGTGGCGTGGTGTGAAGCAAAGGGACTGAATTACGCAACAGCCCGTCGTTACATCAAGAAACCTCCGAAAAATGCGCAGACAGAAGTGCGCAAAACTGCGCAGACTGCGCAAAAGCAAAACGGAAAATCTCAGAAAAAAAAGACTGTATCCGATGCACTCCTGATTGAGGAGGACACGGAAGAAATTTCGTTCTGCCCCGATGAATTCGGTATTTCTGACCAGCAGGCAAAATTCGCCATGTTGGTTGCTCAGGGGAAAAAGCCGACAGAGGCATACCGCCTGGCTGGTTACGAGGGGCAAGGTGCGACAGCAAACAGCAATGCCAGTCGTATGCTTAGAAATGCCAGGGTTTTTCGTGCCATCAGCTACTTTCGCAATCATTACCAGAAACGCTATACCGCAGACCTGGATTTACTGGTGAGTCAGTTGATGGCCATCGTGCAGGCTGATCCCAATCAGCTTGCGCAATTTCGCCGTGTTAACTGTCGCTATTGCTGGGGGGATAATCACCTCTATCAGTGGCGCGATATAGCAGAATTTGACAGGGCTGCCGCGCAGGCATCCAAAGATGGTAAACCAGAACCTGAATATGGTGGCCTCGGTTTCGTTGATAGCGCCATACCAAATCCAGACTGTCCGAAATGCGGTGGAGAAGGTACAGGTCAGCTTTATATGGCTGATACCACTTTGCTTGATGGAAATGCGCGGCAATTGTATGCAGGAGCAAAGCTCGGAAAATTCGGCGTTGAGATCCTGCTGGAGAATAAAGCTGCCGCCCGGCGTGAATTATTGCGTTTGCTTTCCGCTGGCGGGGCATTATGTGCAGATAAGCGACTACAGGAACTGGAAATTGAACGGCGCAGAATGGAAAACCAGAAACTGCGCAAAGAGATCGAAACGGTGGAGGGTAATGAACATCCCCAGCCTGTGGCGATCAATATTAATGTGGTTGATGCCAGAGTGAGGAGTGATGAAGATGATCTCTCCGACGCTTAATGTGCCTCAGGCGCGATTTCTTTCTATGCCTCATAAATTTAAAGCCTATGTTGCTGGTTTTGGTTGCCTGAGGGGAAGTACGCCTGTGGTTACAGAGAATGGGATTCTACCCATTCAGGAAATAACTCGACCAATGCGCGTTTTATCTTGGTCGGATGAGAATAATCGATTTGAGCTTTCGCTAAGTGGTGGTGCGTACCCAAAAGGTGTGGCGAATCTATACCGAGTAGTGACGCAGCGAGGAGAATTTGTAGCAAGCGGACATCACTGCGTTTTTTGCGCTGACGGTAGCTATCGATCTGTGGATAGTCTGGACGAATCGGTGAAGGTATTTGCATCTTCGCAAAACTTTCTTCTGACCAGTTTGGCCGCCGTCCCGAAATCGTTGCACGCAGGTGATCCACGTTTGAATCAAAAACTCGCAGATTACTTGGGTTGTTATGCAGATGAAGCCCGTCGATATGGTCAACAACTTCTGATGGCAGCAGATAACGCCCCAGCTTCTTTTCAGCGATCAAACGATGTTCAAACATCATGCCTGTTCTGCGCATATATGGATGGTCAGCAGGCGCTGGAACAACGGCATATCCATCCAGATCAACAATTCGACCACCACGAAAGCTGGGGTTCAACTCACCCTTTCTGGCTCCACGGGGGAGCCGGTTGGCGTTGTGAATTCGGAGAATATTTTGAACGTGCTTTTCTGTGCAACCAACTTCCGCTGCGATCTCTGCCGACGTACGGTGACCATCAGCAAGAGCGAGGATTCTGTCCTTCGCACTTTCTCGAGGGGCAGGCTTCTGGCGTTGTTTCAGCGTTAACCCATAACGAGATATGCAACGATAAACATGACTGCGGTCACAACCTGCCAGAGAAGCAACTTCTGAAACGGTACGTTCTGGATGTGTTAAATCACAAATTAAATGGTCAAGAGGCGTCAAAGCCAAACTCCTTAATCGAAACCTGCAACATATTGAGTGTAAAACTGTTGCAGGAGGCCGAGCCATATTATGACCTCCAGGTATTGGATAATAACTGCTACGTAACTGCTGATGGGACGATTCATCACAATAGCGGTAAAACATGGGTTGGGTGTGGTGGCATATGTAAGGGGATTTGGGAGCATCCGGGTATCAATCAGGGATATTTTGCGCCTACATATCCACAAATTCGCGATATTTTTTATCCTACAGTTGAAGAAGTTGCTGCCGACTGGGGGCTAAATGTAAAAATTAACGAGGGAAATAAAGAAGTTCATTTTTATTACGGACGTCAGTATCGGGGAACCACTATCTGCAGATCGATGGAGAAGCCGCAAACGATCGTCGGTTTCAAAATTGGTAATGCGCTGGTGGATGAACTGGACATTTTGCCGAAGGAAAAAGCCAGAACAGCGTGGCGCAAGATAATTGCGCGTATGCGTTATAAGGTTGATGGACTTCGCAACGGTATTGACGTTACAACCACGCCGGAAGGATTCAAATTTGTCTATGAGCAGTTTGTTAAAGCCGTACGTGAAAAAACAGAGCTGGCCTCACTGTATGGTCTGGTGCAGGCATCTACTTTCGATAATGAAAAGAATCTGCCAGCAGATTACATTCCCTCGCTCCTTGAGTCATATCCTCCAGAGCTGATTAAAGCCTATCTTCGAGGACAGTTTACTAACTTGACAAGTGGTACTGTTTACCATCAGTTTGACCGAAAACTGAATAATTGCGAAGAAGAGGAACAGCCAGGTGAGCCGATATATATCGGGATGGATTTTAACGTCGGAAAAATGGCTGGAGTCGTTCATGTGTTACGTTTTGGGCTTCCATGCGCAGTAACTGAAATCATTAACGCTTACGATACACCAGATATGATCCGTATTATTAAAGAGCGCTTCTGGTTATATGACGGGAATGATTATCGGAAAGTAAGGGAAATTTATATTTATCCTGATGCATCCGGGGATTCCAGAAAATCAAATAACGCAAGTGCGACGGATATTGCTCAGCTTAAACAGGCTGGTTTTAACGTTGTTGTAAACAGTTCGAATCCGCCAGTAAAAGATCGCGTTAACTCAATGAATGCAATGTTCTGCAATGCCAATGGTGAGCGTCGCTATAAAGTTAATGTGAAGCGTTGTCCGGTATATGCCGAATCTCTGGAGCAACAGGTCTGGGATGACAAGGGTGAGCCTGATAAAAAATCTGGCAACGATCACCCGAATGATGCCGGAGGTTATTTTATTGTTAAGCAATTCCCTATTGTCAAACCGACCGGAAGAGTTACATCACTTCGGATTTAATTATGGCTGATATATCAACACCCAACCTCGACTATAACGATATGCTGGAGGCGTGGGATATTAACGACGCACTGATGGGTGGCACGCTTGAAATGCGCAGGCAGGGGAAAAATTATCTCCCTAAATGGCCTAATGAAGATGAAGACACATATAAAAAACGCTTGTCTGTGGCTACGCTACTTCCTGTGTATGAAGAAAGTATTAAGCAAAATATTGGGCGCATATTTGCAGAGCCGACAGTGCTGAGTGAAGAGACGCCGGAAAAAATCAGGGAATATGCAGAAAATATCGACATGGAGGGGAGTCGACTGGATGTATGGGCGCAGCAATTTTTCTGTCTAGCGCTTCAGTATGGCGTGGCGCATGCGCTGGTGGATTATCCTCGAACAGATATGAAAGGGATTCGGACAAAAGCTGATGAAAATGCGGTTGGTAGTCGCCCATACGTTACGATGCTGAATCCCCGTCAGGTTATTGGGTGGAAATCGAAAGTTGAAAAAGGAAAAGTTGTTCTCACAGATTTGCGTATAAAAGAAGTCATCATTATCGATGGTGATGATTTCGGGCAGAAGAAGGTGGAGCAGATCCGCCATATCATGTCCCGTCGCGTTGAAATTTATCGACGCAGCGAAGGTACTAATGGTGAATCTGTCTGGACGCTTCACGAGTCATGGGAAACCAGCCGTGATGATATTCCCTTGGTAACGCTTTACACGAAGAAAATCGGGTTTATGCGCGGTACACCGCCATTGCTTAATCTTGGCTTGCTGAATATCAAGCACTGGAAAAGCCAGAGCGAGCAGGACAATATTCTGCATGTTGCTCGGGTTCCATTGCTGGTGGCTTACGGACTGGACAGGAACGAAGAACTGACGGTAGGAGCATCGACCGCGACGATTTTTGATGACAGGGCAAAAAATGGCCTTGAATATGTTGAGCATAGCGGTGCCGCGATAGAGTCTGGCGAAATATCTCTGGAGAAACTGGAAAATCAGATGCGTCATGCCGGCGCTAAACTTCTTCGGGCTGAAAATACATCCACTAAATCTGTGGATCAGACCAATGAAGAACGGATGCAGGAAAACTCGCCGCTTTATACAATGGCGAACTCCCTCGAAGATGCCCTCGATAATATTCTCCAGATAATGGCGGAATGGATCGGAGAGAGTTGCGGCGGCAATGTGGATGTGCGCACTGAGCTGGATGTATCTGCCCAGGTGTTTGACTCATCCTCCGCGCTGGCTGTTCAGTCATTGCGTCAGGGTGGTGATATACGTCAGATTGATGCGGTTCGGGTGTTGCAGGCGTTGAAATTTATCGATCAGGATTCCCGTCCAGAGGAAGTGATCGATGAATTAAAAAATCAGGGCGTAACGCTGATGGGAATCAATGATGCAAACAGTGAATGAACGGCTGCGTGATGAATCGATTGCCCATGCTATCTGGATATCTCGCTATAGCACAGGTGTAGCGGCCAGAATGGTGAAAACGCTGAACGACAGCGACGCAGAGCTTACAGCTCGTTTGCTGGTGGCTCTGGATAATCTTGGGCCGGGGAGTTTCACCGTTACGCGTCTGGAATCACTTCTGGTGAGTGTGAGGGAAGTTAACCGCACTGCTATTAACAGTATGTTTGCTCGTCTCTCAGGAGAGTTAAACGAGCTGGCGATATATGAGGCTAGCTATCAGTTAAGTCTGTTTGACTCTTTGCTTCCTGATTTTGTGGCGGATATTCATCCTCTGATTGGTATCTCACCTGACACCCTTTATGCCGCTGCAATGGCGCGTCCATTTCAGGGAAGACTACTCAACGAATGGGCCTCAGACCTTGAAGCAGATCGGCTCAGGCGTATTACAAATACGGTACGTCAGGGTTTTTTGCTGGGTGATACCAATGAGCAGATCGCAAGAAAAATTCGTGGGCATGTCAGCAAGGGATTTCAGGATGGTGCATTGCAGATGAGTCGAGCTAATGCGGGCAGTATTGCAAAAACAGCGGTTGGGCATCTTGCTGCTACTGCCCGTGAGAGTTTCGCCATGGCAAACAATGATTTGATAAAGGGCAAACAATGGTTATCCACACTTGATAATCGTACTACACCACAGTGTCGAATCAGGGATCGCCTCAAATATACGCTGGATAATAAACCTATTGGTCACAAAGTACCTTATTTACAGGGGCCGGGAAAAATTCATTTCTGCTGCCGTTCAACAGAAACGTTTATTCTGAAATCTGCGAAGGAACTGGGGATTGATGTTCGGGATGTTTCTCCTGCCGAGAGGGCAAGTATGGATGGGGTTGTAGCCGGAGATACGACTTACAAGGAATGGTTTTTGCGCCAGTCTTATGCCAGGCAAAAACAAATAGTGGGAGAAACACGGGCAAAACTGATTCGTGATGGAGGTATGTCACCAGATGAATTTTACACCGATAAAGGTGAATGGTTGACGCTGGGACAACTCCGTGAGCGTGATGCTCAGGCATTCAGAAAAGCCGGGATTTAAATTAATTATTTATTACAACAGGCTACCTTCGGGTGGCCTTTTTTATTGCTGCAATCTGGATAGTGAGCAGTGTAACAGTCGGAAGACTTAAATCAGGTATTAATATGAAACTGAAAACAGTAGAGATTAACGGAAAAAAATACGCAGAAATCGATACTGCTGGTCTGCCAGTTTATGTGCATGATGATGGTAAAGAAATCGGCTTCGATGCACCGCTGGCAGCCAGAAAAATTACAGAACTTAATGGCGAGGCGAAAAATCATCGTCTGGCTAAAGAGGCCGCAGAGGAAAAACTTGCCAGGTTCGCTGCCATCGATGACCCGAAAAAGGCGATTGAGGCGCTGGAAATGCTGTCCAAAATTGACCAGAAAAAACTGATTGAGGCGGGACAGGTTGACCAGGTTAAAGCAGAAATTACGAAAAATTTTCAGCAGCAATTAGACGAAGAAAAGCAACGCTCTCAGATGCTGGAGAAGCAGCTTTACGATTCCATGATTGGCGGTAGTTTTGCTGGTTCAAAATATATTGCCGATAAAATTGCGATCCCGGCAGATTTATTACAGGCCCGCTTCGGACAGTCATTCAAAGTGGAAGAAGGGAAGATCGTTGCTTATGACGCTTCCGGCAACAAAATTTACTCCCGCACGAAGCCAGGCGAACTGGCGCAGTTTGATGAGGCGCTGGAGTTCCTCGTCGAAAATTACCCTCAGAAAGACTACATCCTGAAAGCCAGTGGCAACAATGGTGGCGGCTCCCGTCCGACACAGCATGATATTGGTCAGAAAATGATGAAGCGATCAGCTTTTGATGCACTGGATGTTGCAGGTAAGCAAAACGCACTGAAAGACGGTATCACTATCGTTGACTAACACATTTTGCCAGTTCCTGGATGGGGACTGGCGTCAGGGCTGGATAGCTCACTACTCAATTCATTTACAATTACGCAAAATTTTAAGGAATATTTAATTATGGCTGGAAATACCCTGACCGGGTTGAGCCCGACTATTTACACCGCCCTGGATGTTGTATCCCGTGAGCAGGTAGGTTTTATTCCTGCGGTAGCAAAAAACGCAAAAGCTGACGCTGCAGCAAAAGATCAAACAGTAACCGCGCCAGTTGCGCCTGATGCGAAAACTGAAGATATCGTACCGGGCCCGTCAGCTCCGAATACTGGAGATCAAAATATTGGCACTGTTGATGTAAAAATTACTAAATCTAAAATGGCGCCAGTTAAATGGAATGGTGAAGAACAACTGGCGCTTGGTCCTTCCGGGACTTACAACACCATTCTGGCTGATCAGTTCAAGCAAGCTTTTCGAGCACTTGCAAACGAGGTTGAGGCTGATCTTGGCGCACTGTATTTCGGTGCTTCTCGTGCTGTTGGGACCGCGGGGACAACGCCGTTTGGTGTTAAAGATGATCTTTCTGATGCGGCTCTGGCTCGTCAGATTCTGGAGGATAACGGGGCACCGACAACCGATTTACAGATGGTACTTGGCTCCACCGCTATTGCTAATTTGCGCGGAAAACAGTCCGTATTGTTTAAAGTGAATGAATCTGGCACTGAGCAGCTACTGCGCGAGGGTGTGTTGGGGCGCCTGGAGGGATTCAGTATTCACAGTTCGGCAGGTGTAAAACGAGTACCAAAAGCCACTGCAACTGGTTATCTTGTGAATGGTGAGAAGAAAGAAGGTGATGTTCTTATTTCCATTGATACTGGTTCGGGGAATATTTCGGCAGGGCAGATTGTTACTTTCGATGGCGATCCTAATCAGTATGTTGTGGCTGCTGCAACCAGTAATCTGATTACCCTTGCTGCACCAGGTCTACGTCAGGATCTGGCTGATGATACTGCAATCACGGTTGTCGGCTCATTTACTGCAAATATGGCGTTCGATCGCAACGCATTTCTGTTGGCATCCCGTACCCCGGCAATGCCGGAGGGCGGCGATAGCGCTGATGATGTAATGAATGTTACGGACCCAATCTCGGGAATTACATTTCAGATTGCACTGTATCGTCAGTATCGTCAGGTACGTTATGAAGTTGGGCTGGCATGGGGCGTTTCGTCAGTGAAACCTGCGCATAGCTGCCTGATTATTGGATAAAATCAAAAAGGGGCTTCGGTCCCTTTTTTAATGGAGGGTATATGGCTGGATTGACTAAAGATCAAAGAGCACAGCGTGATGCCGCGCAAAAAAATGCAGTGTCGGAGCGGAAGGCGGCGCAAACCAGGGAACCACAAAAAACACCGATTAAGTTGGTAGTTATGATGACCGAGAATCAGATATTCCCCGGTGCCCCAACAATCGCTAATGTTCATCCTGATGAAGTTGACAATTGGAAGGCGCTGGGCTGGAAAACACAGGAGTAGCGCATGATCACTTACGTTACCTGTGATGATGTTGATAATACGCTTGGGAAAAACTGGGCGAATGAGGATGTTAAAAATAAAGCGGTTTTAATGGCCAATGCCTGGTTGAATAACTTTAGTCTGAAGGTTGATCCATCCAGTATTCCTGACGAGGTAAAGCTCGCAGGAGCATATGCTGCCAGAGTCGCTTCTGTAGGTAAGTTATTTCAGCAGAAAAATGATTCTGGTGTTGTTATAAATAAAACTGTGTCGGCTGATGGGGTTAGTGTATCGAAATCATTTGCTGAATTATCAGCAAACAGCACTGCATTGCTTGAGCCCGATTTACAGCTTGCGCTGGCGCTGCTGAAACCGTACGGACTGAGTCACTCACAAGTCAGGGTTGTGAGGGGGGGATGATGGGGATTCGTGATGAGATTCAGGATGAGGTTGCCGCTGCTTTTGATGGTGATTTAGCTGACGCGGTGAATAATTTTTCTGGTTCTTACGTTACGCACCAGGGGTGGGAGCCTGTGACGGAGACAGGCCGCGAACTTACAACAACATATACCGGACGAGGTGTGTTGGCACGCTATAAGCTTGGCAGAGTTGATGGAATTAATATTTTGCACGGCGACCTTAAGTTAACTGCTCTGGCCTGTGAGGTTACGGATAAACCTGCTATCGGACATATTATTGAGACTTATGATCCTGTATCAAGGCAGTTACAACGATACGAGATAATTACAGTACATGTAGATCCTTCCGCATCGGTTTATTCTATCCAGTTAAGGAGAAAGTAAATGGCAAAGGCATGGGATCTGGAACCGTCAATATTTGTTGGGATGATTGAGGAAGATGTGGGACTGAAAATTCGCTACATCGCTATTCAGATTCTTACAGCTATTGATATTGCCGCTCCGGTTGATACCGGGCGTTTCAGAAATAATAATCTGGTATCGTTACAGCACCCAGATTTTAGTATATCTGATAATGTGGATCCGAATGGCACGATTGCACTTCAACGTGGAATCGGGGTTATTTCAAAAGCGGCGAGTTACGGAATCATCTACATCCAGAATAACCTGCCTTATGCCGAATCTATTGAGGATGGACATTCTCAACAAGCGCCAACAGGTGTGTATGCTAATGCTTTTAATGGTGTTTCGCAGATTTATAAATGACTTTTACTGAAATCAGAAATGCTGTTATTTCCAGAATGACGGCACAGACGGTTATTGATGGAAAAGATGTATTATATCCAAACGGGCCAACATTCGATCCGTCAGGTAAGTTAATCTGGGCGCGGTTAAGTGATATCCCCGGTCTGGCTGGGACTAATGAAATTGGTGCGGGTCCGGTTGTTTATCGCACGGGGATAATTATTATTCAGTTATTTGTTCCCGCAGGCTCTGGCTCAAAACTTATTACTGAGACGGCGGATAAATTGCGAGAATTGTTTGAATTTCAGGATGATGATCGTCTCAGCTACCAGGCTGTTTCCTCAATAGCCGTTGGTGAAAAGAATGGCTGGTTCCAGCTTAATCTTCAAATTCCATATCGAGCGCTCTAGCGCAATTAATGACATAGGAGGCTCCTGTGAGTTCAGGTGCAAAGGTTATCTCGGCATTTATCCGGGAGACAATTGCAGGCACCACGCCAGCTAGTGGTGACTGGAGTTTATTAAAGCGCACAAGCTGGGGAGTAAAACCAACCCAGAATAAAGGCGAAAATAATGAGATCGGTGGTTCTCGTATGGCTCAGGGGACGACGCCTGGCACTGTGGATGTCGGCGGTGATGTTGGTACCAAATTTCGCTGGGGCCAACATGATGATTTCCTTGCATCCTGTTTCGGCGCGGAATGGTCAGGAGATTCTCTGACTATGGGGAATGAGCGAATAACATTTTCTCTGGCAACATATGCGTCAGATGTAGGAATTGCCTCTGTCGTCAGGGGGGCACAGGTTGGATCGTGGAAAATGCAGATTCCTAACGACGGTGATATTACTGCGACAGTCACTTTTGCCGGGCTGGACTGGGAATCAAAGGCCGATGATACAAATTTTATCAAAGGCGAGCCTGTAGATAGTGCAGGAAAGTTACGTTATTCGTTTAAGGAAGTTTCAGCAGTAAGTCTGAATGGTGTTGCCGGAGGTAACGGTTTTTGTATCGACAGCTTTGATATCCAGTTCGATAACAAACTTCAGACCCAGCGTTGTGTCGGGACTGGTTCTCCTTATGCAGGAGCAAATATTCCGACTACTTTTACACCGTCCGGTACGGTGACGCTTTCATGGTCTAAAGCCGCGTGGGAAATCTGGAGTAAAACATTAACTGGAGAAACAGTTCCGTTCAGCTTCACGCTTTCGAATGGAGAGGGGGCATATACTTTCAGTTTCCCGAAGGTTCAGATATCAGGTGAATGGCCTGACGGCGGTAATACCGATATTATCCAGGTCCAGTTGAGTATTACCGCTGCTGACGAAGCGCCAACTATCACCAGAAAAAAAGCTTCCCCGGCTGCAGTGATTGCAAAAGCCAGTGCTGAGTCGATTAGTTGATTTTCCGTTATTCCCCCTGTGGTATTGCGCTACAGGGTGGTGTTTTGAATGAGGTTATAGATGTTTATTCTTGAACAGAAAACTATCATCGGTGGAGAACGCTGGTTTACGCCAATGAAGGACTTAGAACCTATTGCTGGGTTACAACTGTTGGTGGCAAGCAGTGATAATGATCAGTATCGCTCCCGTAATGCATTAATCCGTCGCCACATTGAGAAAATGGATGCCAGTTTGCATGTCGGAACGAAGGCGTTTGATATTGCAAAGGTCGTCGAGGTGGACTCTGTTGATGATTTACTCATTGATAACGCCGCTCGTTATCTGCTGAAAGACTGGAAAGGGGTTGGAGAGCTGATAGATGGTGTTGAGGTCGCGCTGGAATATACACCAGAAAGAGGTGCTGAGCTGCTCAAGCAGAATCCAGAGTTGTACTGGCAAATCCTTGCAGAAGCCGCCAGAATCGCCCAGGGAAAAGAGCAGCAAAAGCAGGATACGATAAAAAAGCCATTGCCGCCCAGCGGTGGATATCGGAGTTCGGGGGAGAAAAGGGTGAAAAGGCAAGGTGGAAACGAGAAAAGCTCAGGTTGCCGCCGCTCCCGGAGCCAGAAATAGACCCGGTTATTAGGGAATTGTTGTACGCCTATTCGGTGATATCCCGTGCCAGGCGTTATGCTGGAATGGCTGGGGTGCCTTTGCCTTTATCTCTGTCAGAGATAAATGAATATTTAGCCACTCATCCGGTATTGATTGAGCGCGATGAATTTGAAGCAGTGATCTTTGCACTGGATGACCAGTATTTTCAGGAGCAGTGTGTGTAGTTGTTAATTACGTACACTCTGTTACAGCGATGTGATAGTGTCTTTAATTAAATCGATGATGCTCCTGGAGAAAAGCATTGCGTGGCCTCGTAATCGCTATATCTACTATTATGTCGCCTGAAACCCACTTCGGTGGGTTTTTTTGTTGTCAGGAGTTTTAATAAATGGCAGAGCAGACCTCACGTCTTGCAATAATTATTGATAGCTCTGGAGCGAAAAATAATGCTGATAATCTGACCTCATCATTAGTCAAAATGACGCAGGCCGGGGAAACTGCTGCAAATAGCGCAGGGAAAGTGACTAAGGCAACAGAAGACGAGAAGAACGCGCTCGCAAAATTAAAAGCAGCTATTGATCCAGTTGGTGCCGCAATTGATACTGTCGGTCGACGCTATTCTGAATTAAAGAAATATTTCGATAAAGGGCTTATTGATAAAGAAGAATATGAATTTCTTGCCCGTAAACTTAATGAAACCACAGAGGAATTGAGCGGGGTTGCGCAAGCGCAGAGAGAGGCCGAGAAGGCCGGAAAACTTGCTGCCGCCCAGCAGGAAGCGCAGGCTCAGGCCTTTCAAAGAATGCTGGACAAGATCGACCCTCTGGCTGCGGCGCTAAGAAATCTTGATCAACAGCAGGATGAACTTAATGCTGCACTTTTTTCCGGGAAAATAAATGGCTCTCAGTTTGATAATTACAGCCGAAAAATACAGGAAACGCGGCGAGAGCTAACAGGAGAGGCTCAGGCAGAACGAGAAGCAGCAAAAGCGCATAATGAACAAGTTGCTGCTTTGCAACGTCTGATTGCTCAACTCGATCCTGTTGGAACAGCTTTTAACCGCCTGACAGAGCAGCAAAAGCAACTCAGCGAAGCAAAAGCCAAGGGGATGCTTTCTCCTGAAATGTATGAGGAGCTTTCAGGAAAACTCCATGCTATGCGGAGTGAGCTTGAGGCTACTCAATCGCAACTCAGCAAAACCGGAATGTCAGCAAAACAAACAGCTTTTGCTATGCGCATGTTGCCTGCACAAATGACGGATATTGTTGTTGGGTTGTCCACTGGTCAGTCGCCATTTATGGTGTTAATGCAGCAGGGCGGCCAGCTAAAAGATATGTTCGGTGGGATTGGCCCGGCGATCAAAGGTGTTGGTTCTTATGTGCTGGGATTAATTAATCCTTTTACCCTGGCCGCAGCAGCCGTTGGCGCCTTGGGGCTAGCTTACTATAAAGGTTCTCAGGAGCAGGACGAATTTAATAAATCTCTTATTCTTACCGGAAATCAGTTGGGGACAACCAGCGGGCAATTAGCCGATATAGCTCAACGTGCCGGGGATGCTGCTGATTCGACAACTGGCGCTGCGGCGGCAGTATTAAACCAGCTTGTGCGTTCGGGAAAGGTCGCGAGCAGTTCGCTGGAGCAGGTGACGACAGCGATAGTAAAAACGAGCGAATTAACTGGAATATCGACCGATCAACTGGTTAATAATTTCAATGAAATTGCAAAGGATCCTGTCAGTGCCATATCAAAACTTAATGATCAGTACCATTTTCTGACACTGGCGACTTATAACCAGATTAAGGCGCTACAGGATGAAGGGAACCAGCAGGAGGCGGCTAGGGTAGCTTCTGACGTTTATTCTCAGGCTTTACAGCAGCGTACATCAGAAATCCAGCAAAATCTTGGGCTTCTTGAAAAAGCCTGGGATGGTTTAGCTGGTACAGCGAAAAAAGCTTGGGATGCAATGCTTGATGTTGGTCGTGTGTCTGGTGGAAATGAGCGTATCACTCAAATCCGCAAGGAGCTTGATTGGATTGATAACGCTGTCGGTGGAAAAACTGTTTTTGCCTCACGTCGAAAAGAGCTTGAGCAAGAGTTAAACATTCTTCAGCTAACTATGGCGGCTCAGGCAGATATTACTGGGGCCATTTCTACAGCAAGTAAAGCTGAGCAAGAACGAATTCAGACTCAACAGGAGGCCGATCGTGTTAACCAACAGTATCTGACTAATGCAGAAAAAAGAAGTAAAGCAATCAGGCAGCAGAAGAAGTTTTTGGATGCAGGGGCTATTAGTGAAGAGCAATATAATAATATTTCTCGCATTAATGAATTATATAAAGATCCAAAATCACCAAAAACACGGAATTATTCAGATGATGCCGCCCAACGAATGATTGACCATCTGAATCAACAGAATGCGTTACTAAGTTCACAAGCTGAATTGACAGTTAAATTAAGTTCCTCTGAGCAGGAACTGGTTAAGTGGCGCCAGCAAATAGTCGATCTTGAATCTCGTCCGACATCAAAATTAACTAAGGATCAGAAATCGCTTCTCTTACACCGGGAAGAAATAACCGCGTTGATGGAGAAAAATGTTGCGATTGAAAAAATAACAGGCTAATCAAGGAGTCAGCCGAAATAGCCGCATGGCGTAGTTCATTGCAGGCTTCTATTGATAATCATCAGCAGGGGTATGACATTCAGATCGCTGGTTATGGACTTGGCGATAAAAATCAGCAACGTCAGCAGGAATTACTGCGGATTGAACGTGAATATAACAACCGGCGTCTGCAACTTGAACGTGACTATGCGGATAAATCTCGTGGAATGTCTGAACGTGTTTTTCAGGAAAAAATACAGGCCCTGAATGATGCTGTGGAGCGGGAAAAAGAAATTATCAGGCAGAAAAATGAGCAGCTCGATATTCAGGCTGGAGACTGGGTAAGTGGGGCGTCCCAAGGATTCAATAACTGGTTGGATAACACTAAGGATATCAGCGGGCAGATAAAATCAACCACGACTCAGATGTTTGATGGGATGACAGATGCGCTTGGTGATTTTGTCACGACAGGTAAGGCAAATTTTCGTTCTTTCGCTACCTCCGTGATTTCAGATCTTAGCAGAATAGCATTAAAGGCTTCAATTACCGGGATTTTCGACAGCATTAGCAACAGTTCTTCTGGGGGAATTTTAGGAACTATCGGAAGTGCTGTTAGTAAATTTATTCCTAATGCAAAGGGCGGTATTTATGAGTCTCCATCATTGAGTACATATTCAAACGGTATTTATGATTCCCCGCAATTTTTTGCTTTTGCAAAAGGTGCTGGTGTTTTTGGTGAGGCTGGACCGGAAGCTATTATGCCATTAACACGAACTTCCGATGGTTCTCTTGGTGTCAGGGCGATTAATAATAAAGACGGTAATGGAGGCGGAGACATTAATTACTCTCCTGTATATCAAATTACTATCAAAAATGACGGACAGAATGGAGAGATTGGCCCTCAGGCAATTAGAACACTTATGGGAATGGTTGATCAGCGAGTGCAGGGCACTCTGTTAAATATGCGACGTGATGGAGGAATATTAAGTGGCTGAAGAATTCCACTGGTTACCAGAGGATGGAATGAAAACAGAAAATAAACCATCGATAAAAACTGTAAGATTTGGCGATGGTTATGAGCAACGAAGTCCAAATGGACTTAATCATGCTCTACGTGTTTTCACCTGTGATTTCAAGGTTGAGGCGAATGAACGTGATTCATTCGAAAATTTTTTAGCACGGCATGAAGGCTATAAATCTTTTTTTTGGCGTCCACCGGGTGTTAACAGAAAAATCAGAGTGGTGTGTCGAACGTGGTCAGCTACAGAACATATCACCTATACCGATTTTTCGTGTCAGTTTGATGAAGTGGTGATCTGATGCAGGATATCCGGCAGGAAACACTGAATGAGTGTACAAAAGCGGAGCAATCCGCGCTGGTCGTGCTCTGGGAAGTCGATCTGACAGAGGTCGGCGGAGAGCGTTATTTTTTCTGTAATGAGCAGAACGAAAAAGGCGAACCAGTCACCTGGCAGGGGCGGCAGTATCAGGCCTATCCAATTCAGGGGACGGGATTTGAACTGAACGGCAAGGGCAGTGCTGCCCGTCCGACACTGACTGTGTCTAACCTTTACGGCCTGATCACCGGGATGGTGGAAGATTTGCAGAGTCTGGTCGGCGGAACGGTGGTCAGGCGTAAGGTTTACGCCCGTTTTCTGGATGCGGTGAACTTCGTCAACGGAAACATCGAGGCAGACCCGGAGCAGGAGGCGATCAGCCGCTGGCGCATCGAGCAGTGCAGCGAACTGAGCGCAGTCAGTGCCTCTTTTGTACTGGCCACGCCGACGGAAACGGATGGCGCTGTTTTTCCGGGGCGCACCATGCTGGCCAACACCTGTACCTGGACCTATCGCGGTGATGAGTGCGGTTATCACGGTCCGGCGGTCGCGGATGAATATGACCAGCCGACATCCGATATCACGAAGGATAAATGCAGCAAATGCCTGAGTGGCTGTAAGTTTCGCAATAACCTCGGCAACTTTGGCGGTTACCTTTCCATCAACAAACTTTCGCAGTAAATCCATGACACAGACAGATTCAGCGATTCTGGCGCACGCCCGGCGATGTGCGCCAGCGGAGTCGTGCGGCTTCGTGGTGAGAACGCCTGAGGGGGAAAGATATATTCCCTGCGTGAATATCTCCGGTGAGCCGGAGGAGTATTTCAGGCTGTCGCCGGAGGACTGGCTGCAGGCAGAAATGCAGGGTGAGATTGTGGCGCTGGTCCACAGCCACCCCGGTGGCCTGCCCTGGCTGAGTGAGGCTGACCGGCGGCTGCAGGTGCAGAGTGATTTGCCATGGTGGCTGGTCTGCCGGGGGGCGATTCACAAGTTCCGCTGTGTGCCACATCTTACCGGGCGGCGCTTTGAACACGGGGTGACGGACTGTTACACGCTGTTCCGGGACGCTTACCATCTGGCGGGAATTGAGATGCCGGATTTTCATCGTGAGGATGACTGGTGGCGTAACGGCCAGAATCTCTATCTGGATAATCTGGAGGCCACAGGGCTGTATCAGGTGCCGTTGTCAGCGGCGCAGCCGGGCGATGTGCTGCTGTGCTGTTTTGGTTCATCGGTGCCGAATCATGCCGCCATTTACTGTGGTGACGGCGAGCTGCTGCACCATATTCCTGAACAACTGAGCAAACGAGAGAGGTATACCGACAAATGGCAGCGACGCACACACTCCCTCTGGCGTCATCGGGCATGGCACGCATCTGCCTTTACGGGGATTTACAACGATTTGGCCGGCGCATCGACCTTCGTGTGAAAACGGGGGCTGAAGCCATCCGGGCACTGGCCACACAGCTCCCGGCGTTTCGTCAGAAACTGAGCGACGGCTGGTATCAGGTACGCATTGCCGGGCGTGATGCAGGTGAAACTGAATTATCAGCCCGTCTTAATGAACCGCTGGCAAATGGTGCCGTGATCCACATTGTGCCGCGTCTGGCGGGAGCCAAAAGTGGCGGTCTTTTTCAGGCGGTGCTGGGGGCGGCGCTGATTGCGGTGGCATGGTGGAACCCCGCAGGTTGGTTGGGGGCTGCCGCAATTACAGGAATGTATGGTGCGGGGGCCAGTATGATCCTTGGCGGTGTGGCCCAGATGCTGGCCCCTAAACCCAGAACTCCCCGCACACAGACAACGGATAACGGTAAGCAGAACACGTATTTCTCGTCACTGGACAACATGGTTGCCCAGGGCAATGTTCTGCCTGTTCTGTACGGTGAAATGCGCGTGGGGTCACGGGTGGTTTCTCAGGAGATCAGCACGGCAGACGAGGGGGATGGTGGTCAGGTTGTGGTGATTGGTCGCTGATGGAACATGTTTTATGTGAAACCGCCTGCGGGCGGTTTTGTCGTTTATGGAGCATGAGGAATGGGTAAAGGCAGCAGTAAGGGGCATACCCCGCGCGAAGCGAAGGACAACCTGAAATCATCCCAGCTGCTGAGCGTGATAGACGCCATCAGTGAAGGGCCGATTGAAGGTCCGGTGGATGGATTGAAAAGTGTGCTGCTGAACAGTACGCCAGTGCTGGACAGTGAGGGGAATACCAATATCTCCGGTGTCACGGTGGTGTTCCGGGCAGGTGAGCAGGAGCAGACACCGCCGGAGGGATTTGAATCCTCCGGCTCCGAGACGGTGCTGGGTACGGAGGTGAAGTACGACACGCCGATTACCCGGACCATCACGTCGGCAAACATCGACCGTCTGCGCCTGACCTTCGGTGTGCAGGCACTGGTGGAAACCACTTCAAAGGGGGACCGGAATCCGTCGGAAGTTCGCCTGCTGGTTCAGATACAACGTAATGGTGGCTGGGTGACGGAAAAAGACATCACCATTAAGGGCAAAACCACCTCACAGTATCTGGCCTCGGTGGTGGTGGATAACCTGCCGCCGCGACCGTTCAATATCAGGATGCGCAGGCTGACGCCGGACAGCACCACAGACCAGCTGCAGAACAAAACGCTCTGGTCGTCATACACCGAAATCATCGATGTGAAGCAGTGCTACCCGAACACGGCACTGGTCGGCGTGCAGGTGGACTCTGAGCAGTTCGGCAGCCAGCAGGTGAGCCGTAATTATCATCTGCGCGGGCGCATTCTGCAGGTGCCGTCGAACTATAACCCGCAGACGCGGCAATACAGCGGTATCTGGGACGGAACGTTCAGGCCAGCGTACAGCGACAACATGGCCTGGTGTCTGTGGGATATGCTGACCCACCCGCGCTACGGTATGGGGAAACGTCTTGGTGCGGCGGATGTGGATAAATGGGCGTTGTATGCCATCGGTCGGTACTGCGACCAGTCGGTACCGGATGGCTCTGGCGGCACGGAGCCGCGCATCACCTGTAATGCGTACCTGGCCACGCAGCGCCGGGCGTGGGATGTGCTCAGTGATTTCTGCTCGGCGATGCGCTGTATGCCGGTATGGAACGGGCAGACGCTGACGTTCGTGCAGGACCGACCGTCGGATAAGGTGTGGACCTATAACCGCAGTAATGTGGTGATGCCGGATGATGGCGCGCCGTTCCGCTACAGCTTCAGCGCCCTGAAGGACCGCCATAATGCTGTGGAGGTGAACTGGATTGACCCGGACAACGGCTGGGAGACGGCGACAGAGCTGGTTGAAGACACGCAGGCCATTGCCCGTTACGGTCGTAATGTCACGAAGATGGATGCCTTTGGCTGTACCAGCCGGGGGCAGGCACACCGAGCCGGGCTGTGGCTGATTAAAACAGAACTGCTGGAAACGCAGACCGTGGATTTCAGCGTGGGTGCAGAAGGGCTTCGCCATGTACCGGGTGATGTTGTTGAAATCTGCGATGATGACTATGCCGGTATCAGCACCGGCGGGCGCGTACTGGCGGTGAACAGCCAGACCCGGACGCTGACGCTCGACCGTGAAATCACGCTGCCATCCTCCGGTACCACGCTGATAAGCCTGGTTGACGGAAGTGGCAATCCGGTCAGCGTGGAGGTCCAGTCCGTCACCGACGGCGTGCAGGTGAAAGTGAACCGTATCCCTGACGGCGTTGCCGGATACAGCGTGTGGGGGCTGAAGCTGCCGACGCTGCGCCAGCGCCTGTTCCGCTGCGTGAGTATCCGTGAGAACGACGACGGCACGTATGCCATCACCGCCGTGCAGCATGTGCCGGAGAAAGAGGCCATCGTGGATAACGGGGCGCACTTTGACGGCGACCAGAGCGGCACGGTGAATGGTGTCACGCCGCCAGCAGTGCAGCACCTGACCGCAGAAGTCTCCGCAGACAGCGGGGAGTATCAGGTACTGGCCCGCTGGGACACGCCGAAGGTGGTGAAGGGGGTGAGCTTTATGCTTCGTCTGACCGTGGCAGCAGATGACGGCAGTGAGCGGCTGATCAGCACGGCCCGGACGACGGAAACCGAATATCGTTTCAGGCAACTGGCGCCGGGGAACTACAGGCTGACAGTCCGGGCGGTAAATGCGTGGGGACAGCATGGCGACCCGGCGTCGGTATCGTTCAGGATTGCCGCACCGGCAGCGCCGTCACAGATTGAGCTGACGCCGGGCTATTTTCAGATAACCGCCACGCCG